TCCAGTTGCAGCCGTCTGCTCAACAGGTAGCATTATCAACTAACTATATTACCGATTTCAATTTCTTGAATCAGTATCTTCCTGATACCTACGAGAAAGAATTTGAGCGTTACGGTAATCGTACTGTGTCTTCATTCTTACGTATGGTAGGAGCGGAGATGCCTTCAAACTCTGATTTAATTAAGTGGGCTGAGCAAGGTCGCTTGCACGTTAAGTACATAAACTGTACTACAACTGTATTGACCAACGCTGACACCGCTACTTTTACAATCAATGACACTTTGGATCCGAACCGTGCGTCAATTGGTTTGACTGCTGGTGGTATTGCGATCCGCAAAGGACAGACCATCATGGTTATTCCTAATGCTGGACCAACTGGTACTGTGACTCAAAACAAAGCGATTGTAACTAATGTTAACACTTCTACTGGAACTATCGATGTTGCTTTCTACGAAGCAAATGGTATCACCAATGGTAACGTTGCTAACACCTTTACTATCTTCATTTATGGTTCTGAGTTCAAGAAAGGTACCGTTGGAATGGAAGGTTCTTTAGAAGCTAACGATGAAATCTTCGAGAACACTCCTATTATCCTTAAGGATAAGTATTCTGTATCTGGTTCTGACATGGCTCAAATCGGATGGGTAGAAGTAACTACTGAAAATGGTGCTACTGGTTACTTGTGGTATTTGAAGTCTGAGCATGAGACTCGTTTACGTTTCGAAGACTACTTAGAGACTTCAATGATTGAAGCTGTTCCTGCTGAGGCTGGTTCTGGTGCTGCTGCTAATACCACCTATGGTAACAAAGGTTCTGAAGGTGTATTCTACGCTGTGAACAACCGTGGTAACGTATTCGGTGGTGGAACTCCTGAAACTTTGGCTGATTTTGACAATATCATCAAGCGTCTTGACAAGCAAGGTTCTATCGAAGAGAACGTATTGTTCTTAAATCGTGATGCTAGCTTCGCTATTGACGATATGTTGGCAGAGCAAAACAGCTACGGTGCTGGTGGTACTAGCTATGGTTTATTTGATAACGACCAGAACATGGCGTTGAATCTTGGCTTCACTGGATTCCGTAGAGGTTATGACTTCTATAAAACAGATTGGAAGTACTTGAACGATCCTACAATGCGTGGTGGTCTTTATAATGGTGGCATAGCGTGGGCTGGTGCTAACACTGCTAACGTAGTTAACGGTATGTTGGTTCCTGCTGGTTCTACAACTGTTTATGACCAAATCATGGGTAAGAACGCAAAGCGTCCTTTCTTACACGTACGTTACCGTGCTTCTGAGACTGAGGATCGCCGCTACAAGACTTGGATTACTGGTTCTGCCGGTGGTGCTGCTACTAGCGATTTAGATGCTATGGAAGTTAACTTCTTGTCTGAGCGTTGCGTATGTACATTAGGTGCAAATAACTTCTTCTTGTTCCGTTACGGTGCATAATAGGAGCTGTTTAATTGTTTAGTTATATAGGGGGGACACCCATCCCCCCTTTTTTTAAAAGAAATCAAATCAAATATGAAATTAAATACAAAGCCAGGAGATAGGGTGTACCGTTTGAAGAACTCGTCACCTTTGTCGTTTATACTCCCATCTAGGAGTACGAAAAGATTCCCATTGTTGCATTACGATGAGAAAACAAATTCTAACAGACCTTTGCGTTATGCAGTAAACCAAAAAAGCCCATTTGAAGATGAGCAAGATGGTAGTGCTATCGTTGATCCTGTTATCTTTGAAAATGGAATGTTAAGAGTTCCAAAACAAAACCCGGTATTACAAGCATTCTTGCATTACCATCCCATGAACGGAAGTGTTTATGAGGAGGTTAACTATGAGAAAGACGCTGAAACAGAAGTGCAGAATATCGCAAGTGAAATTGATGCATTGGTCTTAGCCAAGTCTCTTGACATTAATAAATTAGAAAATGTTGCTCGTATTCTTTTTGGTATAGATCCATCGAACTATACTACAGCTGAATTGAAGCGAGATGTTTTGACGTTTGCTAAGAGAAACCCTCAAGACTTTATGGATATGGTTGAAGATCCAACTTTAGAGATGGAAGCCAATGTACATAGATTCTTCGAAGAGGGTTTGTTGACATTCAGAAACGGCAATAAAGAGGTTTGGTATAGCACCAAGTCTAACAAGAAGAAAATGATTAACATCCCTTACGGGGAAGATCCATACATGATGGTGTCTTCATTCCTAAAGAGCGATGAAGGCATTGATTCTTTACAATTATTAGAAAGCTTATTAGATTCTGAGTGATTTAACATAGTTTAATTTTTGTGCTTAGAGGGAGTTGACCACTCCCTCTTTTTTTTTATTTATCTTTGTACAAAACAAGATGTAATGATAAATTCTGTAAGGAACACCGTACTGTCTATATTGAATAAAAATAACTACGGTTACATATCGCCATCCGATTTCAATTTGTTTGCCAAGCAAGCGCAATTAGAGATATTTGAAGAATACTTTTCTAAATATAACGATATCGTCAATATGCAGAACGTGCGTAGGTCGGGGTCTGAATATGGAGATGAGTTAAAAGCCATTGAGGAGGCGATGGAAGTATTCTCAAGGGTGTCTCATTTGACAAGAAGCAGTAGCAACAATTACTTCTTGCCTTCTATTGTGACTACTGGGGATGATTACTATCTATTGAATAAGGTTAGTTGCTATACTGACAAGTTATCGACTGGGACTAACACGGGAATATCTGTGAATTTCTTGGTTGATTCAGCAGCCAACTTTATTACAGATGGTATAGAAGAAGATGATATAGTGGCTAATGATGACACTGGTGGTGTTGCTGTTGTGCTTGAGGTATCTAGCGCTACAACATTGCTTTTATCAGATGATATATTCCAAAGCACAGGCGAGGAATATTCTATTTATGACGAAAGTACAGTTAGTGAATCTGAAAAGGTAAACCACAATAGAATTGATATGCTAAAGCAGTCTTTACTGACAGCTCCTAGCAATAAATACCCTATATACGTTCAAAATTCTACTACTTTAAAGGTATATCCCAAGACTATAAATTCTGCTGGGCAGGTATGGTCTCAGTACTTTAGGTATCCATCAGATCCAAAATGGACTTACATAACCTTAATAAGCGGAGAGCCTGCTTTTGACCAAACTCAACCTGACTATAAGGACTTTGAATTACCTATGGATGACGAGTATAAGTTGATAGCAAAGATATTGCAGTATTCTGGTATATCTATTCGTGAGGCTGACGTGTATACATTTGCCAAGAGAGAGGAATTAGAACAATCACAACAATCACAAACAACTAAGTAATGGCATATTTATCAGAATATAATTATTATACGAATAACGGTGTAGCCCCAGAAGATGCAAATTGGGGGTCATACCAATATGTTAGCTTGTATGATATTGTAAATAACTTCCAGTTAATGTATACTGGCAATAATTCATTAGTAAATAATGAAGACCGATATAAAATCATCTTTCATGCGAAGCGTGGTATACAAGAGTTGAACTACGATGCATTCAAGGAGATTAAGGTTTTAGAACTTGATGTAACTGAGAATTTGCGTTTTGTATTGCCTCCCGACTTTGTGAACTGGGTGAGGGTGTCTTTATATTTAGACGGGCTTTTAAGACCAATGACAGAGAATATTCAAGTATTATCTTCTAACGCTTACTTACAAGACAATAAAGGCAACATATTGTTTGACGTAAATGGTAATATTTTAAAGCCAGAGAATTCAAACATAGACATGGATCGATTGAAGGGAACGAAGAAAGATATATATCTGAATCCCGGTAATATGTTTGATGGTCTTGAGGGATGGAACATTGATGGTACGTGGTACTTTGACTATGCTTTAGGAGCTAGATTTGGATTAAACACATCTACTGCGAATATAAATCCTACATTTGCCATTGATAAGAAGAAGGGAGTTATCAACTTCAATTCAGATATGGCTAATAAGATTTGTATATTAGAGTACATTTCTGATGGAATGGAAGGTGGAGATGACTCTCAAGTGTTCGTGAACAAGTTATTTGAAAAGTACATATACGCATATATCAATTATGAGATACTCAACTCTAAACTAGGGGTGCAAGAATATATAGTCGCAAGAGCTAGAAAAGAGCGTGGTGCTTTATTGAGAAATGCTAAAATCAGAATGAGTAACATTCACCCAAGCAGGTTGTTAATGGCTATGCGTGGTCGTGATAAGTGGATAAAATAAAATATGGCTAACCTAACTAGAAACTTTGTATTAGG